CTGTTAGTCACCAAGTTCACTTTGTGAACCACCACTGTTACTGATTCCAAATCTTTTTGCATGAATTCTGCTATAGGAATCATGCTGTCTCGTTCCTTTAACTGCGGGAGCTTTTCATGGCTCGTTATAGCATTAAGAATGACCTGTCTAGAATCCCAAGCAAAATAACCAAAGCCAAAGAGGATGGTTAAGACAACAACCCCGAACAGTTTAAACGGCGTATCAACCCATTTTATCAGGTCAATTGCCTTGTCTAAATAGCTAGATTCAGTCTTGACAACTGACTTCTTGCGCGGTGTGCGAGGTTGCCTTGCTCTATTGGCTTTGGTAACCATACTAGTCCGTGCCGCCAGCCTTGTCGGTCTGTTCTGCGGCTGCAACCTGTGGAGCTGCTTGGCTTTGAATGTTCATAATCACGCCTTGCACCTGCACGAACGGTTGTTGACCTAGTAGGTTTAGAATGCCGTTAACTTCTTCGATGCTGAGTTCTAGCTTTATCATAAATCCTCTTTATATTAAGTAAGATAAAATGACCACCACTCCACCGCCGATAGTGGCTACGGCATCCATAAGTTCGACACCGTGTGGAGGTGGCAATCCCTGCTTCTGAGCCTTGTAATTGGCAAGCCAATCAGTAAACTCTTTAAGAAACGCTACAGCGGCACACACGCCTAAAGATAGCCAGACGATATGTGTCATGCACATTATAATAGATGTGATGATAGAGCCATAGAAGAAATGCCCTAATTTATCAGCGGGTATGGTTGGGAGGTTCATTTTGCCGCGTCTTGTAAAGGTTTTAAATCTTCATTAGTCCAGAAATCTTTGGCAATCATAATAGACAAATGCTCTTTATTACGCTTCAGACAGTCAGCCCAATCGTCATCTGACATACCTTCTGGTTGGCTTCCGTTAATCAGGTTCACTGAGTCCATTGCGGCGCTATAGTGCTGTGCAATTTGTTCGGGTGTTAGTTGGTCAATAGTTTCCATCTTTATGCTCCTTGGTTAAGTTGAGATTTAAGTGCGTCTACTTCTGCTTTAAGTTCTTGAATTGCCGCAGTAAGAGTTGCTACTAAGAATGATGTATCTACACTTTGATAAACTGGATTGTTTTTAGAATCAATTGCATCTTTTTCGCCATGAACTGCTTGCGGGCAAACTTCAGCCAATTCGTGAGCAATGAAACCTTCAGCATCCAAACCGTCAGATTTCCACTTGTAGGTTACAGGTTTGAGTAAAGCAACTTTAGCCAAAGCACCTGTCATTGGTAATACATTATCTTTTAACCGATAGTCAGATGATGTGCCATATGAAGTTGAACTATTGTCACAAGTAATATTACCAATGTTGCTACTGCTAGAATTAAAGAAAGTAGCCATGTAAGAAGTGCCAGAACTTTCATATCTTCTTACAAGCAAACCACCAGAATCATTGGTGTTTCTAACATTATCTATACCAGCACCGTAAACCGCGGCGTTTTGTATATCGGTTACAAAATAAGTAGTTTTAGTTCCACAGGCTGTTGCAGTTGTTCTTACACTTAAACTTCCATTAAAAACTGCGTTAGCGCCATTCCAATACGCCCGTGGATTCCCATCCCCATCAGACAGCACGATGTAGTTGTCTGCTGTGCGGATGTCTAAGCCGCCTGTATTTCCATCATACGCGCCTATGATTGTATTTTTACTGCCTGTTGTTACAACCCTACCACTGCCTGTTCCAAAAAAGGAGTTCCCGCTTCCAGTGGTAACGGCTTCACCTGATGCGCCAAAAACACCAGACCAATTATTTCCAACAAACGTATTTGCAAAGCCTGTGGTTAGATTGTAGCCAGCGCCATACCCTATGCCAACATTTGAAGTTCCAGTGGTATTGCTATAGAGCGAGTTATGTCCTAGTGCTACGTTATTTGAACCTGTAGTATTTAAGTATAAAGACCTATATCCTAACGCTACCAACCTAATCCCTGTGCTATTAGTGTATGCCGCCTGATACCCCATGCCAGTGTTGCTATCTCCAGTGGTGTTTGAAACAAAAGCCTGAAAGCCAACAGCCACGTTGCTACTGCCAGTAGTATTTGTTGTAAGCGCATTACCGCCAATTGCAGTATTTGTTATGCCGCTTGTAGTATTTTGACCTGCATACGAACCAACTGCTGTGTTCCATGTGTTAGTAAGAGTTGCTGATGTGCTTGCGTATAGAGCAAGGTGACCGATTGCTGTGTTTTGTTGACCCGCAACATTTGAGTATAAAGATTGATACCCCACTGCTGTGTTGGCAGATGCGGTGGTGTTGTTGTAAAGCGCATAATATCCGACAGAAGTATTGTTAGAGGCAGTGGTATTTGTATAAAGAGAACCAACACCAAGGGCAACATTAGACGAGCCAGTTGTATTGTTTCCTAAAGCGCCTGTCGCAAAAGCCGCGTTATTATCGCCAGTGGTATTTTGTTTTAATGCGGCTAGTAATCCTATTTGTCCACCAACTGCGGTATTAGCAGAACCGGTAGTATTATAATACAATGCAGCATTACCGACCGCCGTGTTAGTTCCTGTAGTATTTGAAAATAAAGCCTGTTGACCTAAAGCAGTGCTATTACCTGATGTTGCATTTTTTAATGCTTGATAACCTAAAGCAGTTTGTTGTCCACCAGTATCTGCATATCCTGCTTGATAGCCAACAAAAGTGTTATAGCCTACATTCTGATGACTGTATCCTGCTTGATATCCGACTGCTGTGTTGTAGGATGCGGTGGTGTTTGCTTTTAATGCTTCATTTCCGAGCGCGGTATTGGAAGCGCCAGTACTATTTGCTGTTAAAGCATAAGAACCAATGCCAACATTACTAGCCGCAGTCGTATTTGCATATAGTGCATTTATTCCGAGCGCAACATTAAAAGTGCCAGTTGTGTTTGCATTTAACGCTCTATCACCTACGGCAACACTTCCATAAGCAGTGGTATTGGAATAACCTGCACGCCCGCCTATAAATACATTGCTATATCCAGTGCTTGTTGAATATCCTGCTTGGTATCCAACATAAACATCGCCGTATTGACTATTTGCATTGTTGAATGTATATCCAGCACCACTACCTAAAAATACATTACTAGCGCCTGTTACATTGCTGTATCCTGCTTGATATCCAACGGCAGTTCCGTTAGATGCGGTGGTGTTGGAAATTAAAGCGTCACGACCAATGGCTGTATTGTTGGCTCCGGTGCTGTTTGTTTGAAGCGCGGAACGACCTACTCCAGTGTTGCTATCGCCTGTTGTGTTGCTGTAAAGGGTGTAGTGACCGACTGCCGTAACACTACCGCCCGTTGTATTGGTTCGCGCCGCCAACGAGCCAACTGCGGTCATACCCTCCGGTGTGGTGGTTGAAAGGGCTGCTTGATAACCAACAGCGGTGTTGTTAGCCCCACTCGTATTAGCAGCCAACGCACTAGCACCAACCGCCGTATTTGTAGACACAGCGCCTAAACCACGCCCGACTGTTAGACCGTATACAGTCAAATCAGTGCCAGAGTAGAGTAGGTTAGCTGAGTCAGTTAAAAGACCTGCTGTAGTGGCATAAGTCACACGCCCAGAGGTCAAGCCTGAGTCGGTAATTGAAGTGCCTGTAATAGAAGTAAATGAACCTGCTAGTGGTGTAGAAGTTCCTATAATTACGTTATTAATCTGATTGCCACCACCTGCTATCGTACCACTTAAGGTAAACGCACCAATAGTATTTGCAGTTAATGTCGTTCCGTTGAATGTTAAGTTGGCTGAATCTTGCAATAAACCAGAAGTTCCAGCGTATGGAACACGCCCAGATGTTAAAGCACCTACAGACAAAGACGCAATGTAGTTCTCAGCATTAACAATATCAGTGCCGTTGCTGACTAAGATAACCTTCTTGCCGTTTGGCACAGATACACCGGTCTGACCTGAAACCTTAACCGTTACTGCAAAACCACCGGTAGTGTTGTTGTAGATGAAGTAGAGCTTCTTATTAGCGGGAACAATCAAGCTAGTCGTTGAGAACGTCAACGCACCCGTCATCTCAATGAACATATTACGGGCTACACCGGTAGCGCCGTTGGGGATTGTAATCGTGGTGTTTGCACCTGAACCGTCTGTAATAGCTTGGGTTACATAACCGCTGATGGCTTGCTCTAGCAACGTGCCAAGGTTAGTGTTGGTGGTTACACCCCATGTTCCAGACTGTTCGCCGGTTCCGATGAGTTCGATTGCCAAATTTGTTGAGTAGGTAGATGCCATGCTATTTTCCTTTTAAACTGTTTCAACTTCTTGCCAGTTTGCTGGCGCATTTGTTCCTAAATTACTCCAAGTAGTGCTAGGTTCGCCAGTAATATTCTGCCAGTTTGCATTAGTATCGTCAGGTATTGGCTTCCAATAAACCGCAATTACATCCCCAACGCTTCCTGTTGCTGCATTTCCAGTAATTACTGAAGACACACTAACACCTACTGTCCCTACTAAACCTGTTGCCGCGTTACCAGTTAAATCGGCAGTCTTGCTATGCGTTACCGTTCCTACAGCACCAGACCCTGCAACCCCCGTTAAAGCCAACGTCAATGTTGGAGCTACTGTTCCTACTGTTCCTGTTGCTACATCGCCATCTTCCAATTCTGAACTGCTAGGTATTACTGTTCCTAAAACTCCACTACTTACTACTCCGGTCAACGCTACAAATTTACTTTGAACTACAGTTCCTACATTACCACTTGCTGCTACACCTGTTAGTGCAACAGTTATTGTGGCTGTTGCTGTTCCTACTGCCCCTGACCCCGCAACTCCTGTAAGAGCTACGGTTCTACTTTGCGTTACACTACCTACAGCACCAGCCGCATTATTGCCGGTAAGGATGGTTTCGCCATAGCCCCAACTACCGGAACTCCAAGCTCCTAGCCCCCATCCCGCCATGATTCACCCTTTAGGTGGTTGACAAGCGCAACAATGCGGTCGTGGTGGTATTAGAAGGCATAGTTAATGTAAACGTACCTGCGGTTACAGTCTGTGAACCAAATGTGTGAACAGAGATCGCTTTGTTTGACTGAGTTGAGTTATAAAGCAAAACTGTATCAAACGCAGTAGCCAAAGTTACTGTTGTGTAAGTAATCGAAGCCGATGGAGTCCAGTAAGCCACGCCCGCAGTTGCAGAAGCGTTAGTTGACGTAGGAGCCGTAGCATTCGTTACCGTTACACCGCCCGCAGAATAGTTTGTTCCGGAAACTTCACCAGTAACTGTATAAGCTGTAGTGGCTGCATTAATGGTAGCCGAAACTAAATATAGAGCCGCCTTAACCGTATCGGTTGTTGGAGCCGTTAAACTGCCTCTGGATACGATCGTAGACGTACCAAGCTGATGCTGACCTAGCATTAACTCAGACATAAACGACGTACACATGCTTTGTGTGTTTGCCATGATATTTCCTTTTACCCAATAGAAGCGAGTTCAGCACCCGCAAAAGATGGCACTTTTTTAAGAGTGACATGTACCGAACGGTGAACTAGCTCACCATCTAACCAATATTCAACCCACGTAGTCATTTCGTTATCGTTGTCAACAGACCCCTCGCGCTTCTCTAGCAAGGATTCATCCATATCGCCTTTAGTTGTCGTAATCAATTTGAACTCCTATGCAAGTCTAATGATGGCTGATGTGTTAGTAGCAGCAGGAAACTGAACGGTAAATGTGTTTGTAGATGTCTTGTCAGCACCAAAGTCTAAAACACACACCGTTGGGTTAGTCCCACCGTATTTGTAAATTAACGCGCCTCTGGCTGTGGTAGCCATTGTCCAAGACACATTAGAAAACGAGATGTATGCAGTTGTTCCAGAAGCGCCAACCGTAGGCACTGGAGTAACCGTTAATATGCTACCCCCCGCAGTATACCCTGTTGCAGACACTTCGCCATCAGTTGTATACACCGCAGTAGATGCGTTTAAAGTGGCTAGGTTTGTGTATAGCGCAATCTTAAACACATCTGATGTGCCGGTATTAAAGTTATAGGTTCCGCTTAACAGCCCCGTTTTAAACACCGTACAAGTGTAGTTTCCTGTAAAACTCAAAGTGGCACCTCATACCGGTTATTTTTTTGTCTGTTTAAAGTTGCAGGGATAACTTGCAAATTTGTAAGTACATGCAACCCAGAAACAATTTTTCCTTGTAATGGTAAAACGTGGTCAACTTCCCAATAAAAACCAAACATTTTTGTACGTAATGCAGCTAACTCATAAACCTGCTCAATCATCCAGCGGTCATCGGCAGTAAGCCATGCGGGTGTACGACTAAGTTTTGCGGCTCTACGTTTGGTTTCTTTTGCAGCATGTTTGTCCAAATTTGCTTTTCTATACGCTTTATTTGCGGCATCCATTTTTTGCTTTTGGGCTAGGTATCTTTGTTGAAAATACGTTTTTCGTAATGGATACTGAACTGCATTATATACTTGTTGAACTTTTTTTATCCGTTCAGCGTTATCTATTTTGTATTGCTTTTTGTAAGTAGACACACAAGGTTTACACCAAGTGCGATACCCATCAGGGTTGTTCCCCTTATGGAACATGCTAATTTCTTTATCTACATTGCATTTTCTGCAAGTTTTCATTAGTTCACCGGAACCTTTGCCTGACCATCACGGTAAGCATCACCGCGCTCAAGTCCGTCACCCAAGCGTTTGGCTAACATTAAGGCATCCTGATACTTCTTGTCGTAAAAAGCAATAACGTCAGGCTCACCTTTCATAAACGTGTAGCCTTCAACTAATGATCCATACAGTAACACTGAGTCAAAGTTATCGCCTAGCCAAGATGTGTTAGCAGTTGTAATGCTCTCTGGGTAGAAGAAGTAGTGCAGCTCTACCGTGTAAGTAGCATCTGGAGTCGGGCCAAGAATAAACGACAGTTCTGTTGGATACGTGGAATTTGGGCCAAACAAAGCATAATGCTGTGGCAATCCGGTATCCGTAGGCGTTGGGTAGGCTTCACGTATAAAGTTAACATCTTTGTTAAGCAAGAAACTATATGCCCCAGTAGCATCCACAACAGCTAAAGAATATGAAGCTAGAAAATCGTTCGGGGCAGATAAATACTTATTATTAGTTGTGACCGTTCCGGTTACGTTTTTACGCAACGATGGGAATTGAACCGTGTTGAATATACGTTGTTCGGCTTGAGTGATAAAGGTGTTTATCTGCTCAGTGCTAGTAATTGTAGTCGTGCCTGTCCCCGCGCTATTCGTAAAAGAAGTCGCTGGAAAATCGTTTTCAAGGTAACCCTTGATGTCTTCAAACAACGTACTGTAGTTCACAGTCTATCCTTAAGCCATTGGGCCGTATGCTTTAGTGCCTTTGGTAGCCGCGCCATTACCACGAGTTTCAACGCCCGTAGTTTTAACATCGGTCTGTGGGTAGCCGTTTTCACCAGTGCCTTCAGTATTGGGCTTTGGCTGCTTGTATTTACCAATAGGCTGATCGCTCCAACTAAAAAACTCAAATTTGTCGTTAGACATTATCGACCCCTTCCAGATTTCTGGTTCATTGCACGAGCTAAGTTACGCCCATACTTTTTAGCGTCCATTGAAGTGATGCCGCCTTTTTTCATGCCGTGCAGTTTCTTCTCGTGAACTTTAACTTCTTTATCAGCGATTTGTTTAACTTCTTTGCGATCCATTATATATCTCCTAAGTAACAGCTACTGTGACAGTTCCAATTGATATGCTTAAGGCTAAGACGTTTGGTGTTAAACCATCATCATTTGCTCTAGACCCACCAACGGGATTCCAACCCCATTCAAATATACGACTACCGCCTTCAGGCGTTCCATTTGCCAGAGGCCCTGTTCCAGTAGGATTAATTTGTAGCCCACTGTTACCAGATGTTACGTAACTCACATCCGGTCTTGGTTCTCTTACTGCTTGCGGATCATCAACCGGATACATACCTAATTGTAACTGAGGATGATCTTGTTCCCAACATTCAGGACACACCTTAATCGGCACGTTCTTTGTCTTAATAATCAACGTCTGCAACTGTGTTAGTTTATACCTAAACCCGCATCGGTCACACTCTGCAATCGAATTTTTGCCGGAAGCAAATCTATTCGGCATGGCATCACCCTATAAACATCTGTCTTGGCACAAAACGTATAGCTGCTTTTTCCCTGTCTTCATCTGCGGCAAGCTGAAACTGCTGCTCGTAATCTGCTTTCAACATCATAATTCTGTTGGGGTCAACATTTGGTAACTTCATAGATAAGTGGCTTGCTAACCCCGCAACCATACACGGCATAAACCTAAACGGTATATCTTGCCCGTTGATACCATTACCCGCATCTTGGATGCGTCTTAAACGCCAGTAAACGAACGTGTAGGTCTGGCTGTTGTCGGGAGTAGGCCATACATGTATCTTAGGGTAAACAACCGTTCCTGTTGAATTTGTGGCCCCCGTCAAACGCTGAATCCATACTTGGATAGGTCTACCTTCAGCATTTTTGTTAGGGATAGTAGCGTACGTGGAAACGCTAATACGCGTGATGTTAATGTCAGTTTGGTTCTGCCCCGTGCCTGTACGTATCACGTGGTCAAGAAGATCAATAGTATCAACGGGTAAGTTATAGGCAATTTGTTGGTAGGTTAAAACTTGCTGGCCTTGCTCAATAGTCCACAGGTTAATACCACGGTTAGCCCACTCCATAGTAAGTAGGTTTAGCGAACGTCTTGCAGTCCGCATATCATAGCCAGACCGCAGTTCCGCACCGCAACGCTCAAACGCTTCCTCGACCAAGTTATTAAGGTCAAGGTTGAACGATGTCGTATCTGTGGTCTTATAAGCCATTATCTAAATCTCGCTGTCTTTGTTGCGATGCTTTTTGGTTGGGCTACAAACTGTTTACCTTTTGCTTTACCTGCTCTTTTTGCCTTGGTTGTTGCGGCATACTCAGCCGGGCTAAGACTTTTAATTGCTGCTTCCGGGAGATACCGTTCTCCCGTCTTACTTGATGGCTTACCAGACTTAGTGCGCCACTTTTGATCTCCCCAAGCCTTTAGGGACTGTTGTGGTGCTTTCAATCTTTATACCCTCCACCAGCCGCCTTATACTTCTTTGCTACTAATTGCGCTTTACGAGCTGACCATTGCCCCGCGCCGGTGCCGTGTGTTGCTGCGGCTTTAACCTGTGAAACAATACGTTTACGAAGACTAGGCTTAGTGTAGTTCCCTGCAGCATTAACCCCACCACCTTTTTTGTACAGCCTAACGGGTTCATCCCCATCACGTTTTTTAGTCGTTTTGGGGACTTTAGAGGGGGCAATTGCCCCCATTCCGCGAGAGGGTAGCATTTAGCACATCTTGCCGCGGGTTTTACCGCGTGACTCAATACCGCCACCACGAGCAAACTTAACTACACCGCCAGTTGCCATCTTAACCATAGTACCTTTGGTTTTGCCACGGGACTCAATACCACCGCCACGCGCATATGTAGCCATGTTACTCATTTTTTGCTGGTCTTTGGCAACATCTTTTTCTGAGCGTTTGGCCATGCCGCCTTTTTTCATGCCCATATCTTTTTCCGCACGACGAGCTGATCCTTGGTTCATTAATCTTTGGCTAAAAGTTGATGCTTTAGGTTCATTAGGCATAACACCTGAATTATCCTTACTAGCACGACGAGCCGCACCTTGACCCATTAATTTACGATTAAAAGTTACAGCCCCTGTATCTTCGGCTTTTTCTTTGGATTTAGTTTTAACTTTTGATTTAGTTTCTTTCTTTTCTTCTACGGGCATTTCTTCGCGTTGATTCATAGTGCTGCTATAAACTTTTTGGGATTCTGGATTGCTGTCTTTATCGTAGTCTACTTCACTATCTTCCTCACCGTTATAGCGCTTAACCTTACCGCCTTTTTTCATACCTTTCATTTCTGCTTCTTCATGTTTAACCATAGAAGCAGGAGCGCCTTTCTTCTTAAAAAAAGACACTTCTTTCTTAACCATTTCTTTTGATTCTTTCATATCACCACCTCTTGAAAAAGTTTTGCCTTTATCGGCTTTAGAAAAATCCTGACCCACAGATTGAGCTACACCTACTTTTTTAGCAAATGACGGGTTATGTGCAATTGCTGCCATAAAATTATGTTGTTTCTTAGATACGGAGGGCATTATTTTTTCTGCCGTTTAAATAAGTTTCTAACAGTTTCGGTTTCCCAAAGTCTAACAAGCATATAAAGTAATACCACAATACTACTTATAAAAGTC